CGCATTATTAGAAAAATTTGAAAGGAAGTAAAAAATTATGGCTATTACTCTCGCAGAAGCAAAGGTCGGCATGGCCGACAAGGTCGATCAGCAGATCGTCGATATGTTCCGCCGCAGCTCCCTGCTGCTGGATCAGATGGTGTTTGACAATGTTATCTCTCCCGGTACCGGCGGCAGCACCCTGACTTATGGTTACATTCAGCTGAAGTCTCCCTCCACCGCAGCTACTCGTACTGTGGGCGGAGAATATACCCCGGGGGAAGCTAAGAAGGAAAAGAAAACCGCCAACGCTATCATTATGGGCGGTGCGTTCCAGATGGACCGAGTGATTCAGAACACTGCCGGTGCTGCCAATGAGATGGCATTCCAGGCAGAACAGAAGATTAAGGCAACCGCCAACTATTTCCACAATCTGGTTATCAACGGCACCGGTGATGCCGAAGGCGAAGGCTATGTTACCGGCACCTTTGACGGCTTGAAGAAGCTGCTGGGCGGCACTGCCAATGAAATGACCAGCCAGGTAAGTCTGAAGACCTCTCAGGAACTGGATGAAAATTATAACGCGTTTCTGGATGAGATGGACAGCTTCCTCAGCACCCTGGACGGCACTCCATCTATGCTGCTGATGAACCGCGCTATGCTGGTGAAGCTGCGTTCCATTGCCCGCCGTGCGGGTTATTACGAGCGCTCCCAGGATGATTTCGGCCGGACTGTAGAGACCTACGCCGGTGTGCCTATGGTGGATATGGGCCAGTACTACAACGGCAGCACCATCGAGGATGTGGTGAAAACCGATGCCAACGGCAAGACCGCGATTTATGCCGTATCCCTGGGTCTGGATGGTTTCCACGGCATTTCTCCCATGGGTGACGGTGTGATTCAGTCTTATCTGCCCGATATGAATACCCCCGGCGCGGTGAAAACCGGTGAGGTGGAGCTGGTGGCAGGCGTGGTGCTGAAAAACACCTTGAAGGCAGCTGTCCTGAAGGATATCGCCATCACCGCAGGTTAATTCAGGAGGCACTGCCTGTGGTGGATTATGAGTTTTATGTAAACTATTACCTGGGCAGTGCCATTCCGGAAAATGCATTTTCCGGCGTGGCGGCCCGGGCACGGCACTATCTGAACAAGCTCCGGCGGATTTACCGGGTGGAATCGTCCGGACAGGAGGCAGAAAAGATGGCAATATGCGCAATGGCAGAGGTTCTTTGGGCTGGGCGCAGCAAAAATGTGAGCGCAGCCACCGTGGGAAGCGTATCTGTAAGGTATGATACGGACAAGACTGCCTTGCAGCGGGAGCTGTATGAACAGGCATCTGTTTATCTGGACATCTACCGGGGGGTTGAATGATGGGCATACTTGTGGATTACGGCATGTGCTGTCAGACGGTAACGGTTTACCGGAAGAGGGGCGGCGCAATTGAACGGACTGTACTTCCCGGCTGCTTTCTCCGTTGGAAGGAGGAGGCGGAATACACCCGTACGGGTCGCAGGCAGGAACGGAAGTTTTTGCTGATTCAGCCGGGACAACGGCAGGAGGTGTTTCCCGGTGACCGGGTTTTGGAAGGCGTCGGACCGGAGATAACGCCGGAGGAATGGGCCAGGTTTTTGCCGGTGCAGGTACCCAATTTGGGAGAAGTGGCCTATGCAGAAGGGTTTTACTGGCAGAATACCTTCTGTCATACGGAAGCGGGAAGAAGGTAAACGCATGATGACAGATTTGGAAAAGCTGCGGCAGTGGCTAATGACGTATCCCGGTTGGGACGGTACGCTGCAGGTGGATTTTATGGATCCGGAACCGGATAACGCAGGGTTGTTTCCGGAAGGCCTGGAGGAAACGGAACGCAGAGAGGATATTTTGGGGAATTTGCAGATTCTGTGCAGATATCGGTTTGTGTTGTACCGGCAGATGGAAGGACAGCAAGATGGCACACGCAATGCCCAATGGCTGCTGGCATTCCAGAACTGGGTGCAGCAGCAGAGCGCAGCAGGTCTGGCACCGCGGTTTGGAGATGTACCGGATCAGGAACGGATACAGGCCCGAAATGGTACCCTGAAAAAGACAGATCAGGTGGGGACCGGTACATATACGGTTACGCTGATTGCGGATTTTAAGAAAGTTCATGAGGTGAAATAACATTGGCAAAGATTCAAAGAAAATATCTGGCGCATTTTATAAATACCGCGGAAAACGGTGAGGTTGCAGCAAGCTATGAACGGCTGGGCAAGGATTTGGAAGAGTTTTGCCCCAAACTGGCTGCGCAGGTGGATGCCAAGAAAAATATTCTGGGTGAGACATCTGTCTTGATTTCCGGCTACGAGAAAACGGCAAGAGTAGAGCCTTTCTACGCGGAAGAAGGCTCTGCGCTGTTCCAGCGGCTGCAGAGTATTCTTGACAACGGTCTGGTTCTGGATGCATTAAAGACGGACGTGGTTGAGGTGAAGCTGTGGGAAGGTGGGGACAATGGCACATTCCCCGCAACCAGGGAAGAGGCATATGTCGAAATTGTCAACTATGGCGGAGATACCACCGGGTACCAAATTTCCTTTGCACTGCATTTTACCGGCAATAAGGTCAAGGGCCGTTTTGCTGTGGGCAATAAGACATTCACAGCGGATAGTTAATAACAGCAGGAGAGGGGCGCTGCCCCTCTCCTCAAGAAATAGAAAGGGTCGGTTATGGAAGAAATTACGGTTGACAGTACCCTGCAGAAAGCTAAAGCACGTCGGGAGGGGCGGGTAAGGACACCATGGGAATTGCCTCGGTGGGTGGAAATTGGCGGAAAATGCTATGGGATTCATTCGGATTACCGGGATATTCTGGAGATTTTTTCTTACTTTGAGGATCCGGCTTTATCGGATGCTTTGAAGTGGCAGATTGCGGTGGCTCTGTTTTACGAACAACCGATTCCGGATATCCACTTTGGTGAGGCGGTGACGTTTCTGGCAGATTTTTTGCGGGGCGGTCAGAAGGTGTCGGAAAATCCGGGCCCAAAGCTGATAGATTGGCAGCAGGATGCGGCAATCATTGCGGCGGAGGTGACCAAGGTGGCTGGGCAGGAGATAAGGGCGATGCCTTATGTGCATTGGTGGACGTTCCTGAGCTGGTTTCACGGAATTGGGGAAGGGCGGCTTTCCACCTTGGTGCGGATTCGGAATAAACTGTACAGGGGACAAAGTCTGGAAATGTGGGAAAGAGAATACTACCGGGCGCACAAAAGCACCGTAGAACTAAAGCCGCGTTACAGTAAACAGGAGTTAGAGGAGCGGCAAAAACTGGAAGCGCTGCTGGGGGATTAGACCATGTTGGTGTATGGATATATTTTAGGTAGGTGAGAGGATGGAAATTGGAGAAGAAGCTATTTACATAGAATGGAATACAAAACAGGAAAGCGGCATACCGGCTCCGGTGGAAAAAGACTTGGACATTCACTTGGAAAGGGTAAGCGCGCCGCAGATACCGAGTTTGGCAAAGGGTACGGTGCTACCGGCAAATAAACCCTTCCTGGCGGTGCTTGGCGACCAGCGGAACGGGACGAACATTGAAGCGCCGCTCTCTACCATTCAGGAGGCGGTCGCGGAGGTTATGGACGGCTATCTTAGCGCCAATATGGCAGGCCATGAGGCGACGGTTTCTGTACTGCGTGAGATTTTGGAGGCGGTACTGGGAATTCAAATCGGTGATGATGTGATTGCCCAGGCGGCAGAGCGGCATAACCGGAAAATGAACATCGCAAGAGGTGGTGCAGTATGAGACCTTTTTATTATGAAATCTTGATTGACGGAAAGCCGGTATTAATGCCGGATGAGGATGTTGCGTTGGAGTACGCTGACCTGGATGCGGATGAATCCGGCCGGGATGAAAGCGGCGTGATGCACCGGATTGTGACCCGGTGCAATGTGATGAAGCTCACGCTGCCCTACAACGTGGTTACAAGGGAGGAGTATCTGTATATGGAATCCCTTTTTGCCGGGAAAAGCACGTTTACCATGACCTGTCTTGACCACGATGCCCAGATTACGCAGCGGCAGTGCTACCGCAGTAACCACAGCATCACCGTCCGCAATGCGAAAACCGGCATGTACAGAAACTACAAATGTAGCATCATCGAGTGTTAGGAGGTACGTATGCTGATACATATTATAAAGCTTCCGGACGGTACAGAGCTGCGGTCCGGCGCAGGAACACAAAATGCGGTGATGGCGGTAAAATGTACCGAATCGGTAAATGTTAGGCAGGAGCTGAATCCCGGTTCCGCCTTTGCCAACATGATAGAGGCGACGATTCTGACCCCCGGCGGCGGTGTAGTGGTAAATGCCGGGGACGAGGTGACGGTATACAAGGTGGACGAAACCGGTAACCGCACCCAATACGGTATTTTTACGTTGGAAAAGCCGACCCGGCCCACGGCAAATACCCTAAAGCTGACGGGATATGACAGGATGCTGCGTCTGGACAAGGACTTGACGGAATGGGTGAATAGCCTTAACGGATGGCCCTACCGGCTGACGGCGTTTGCGGAGATGGTGTGCAATGTCTGCGGTATTGGGTACACGCCCCGGGAGGTTCCCAATGGGGATTTCCCTGTGCATCAGTTCTCAAAATCCAACATGACAGGCCGGCAGATTATGCGGTGGCTGGGTGAAATCTGCTGTCGCTTTTGTCGGATAACTGCGGATGGAAGGCTGGAGTTTGCGTGGTATGAACCCTCGGGAAAGGTGATTGCCCCCACAGGGGATGGCTATTATTTCGCAGGCTCTCTTACTTACGGTGATTACATGGTGATGCCTGTTGATGGGGTGCAGCTGTGCCTTGCAGAGGGAAAGAACGGCGCTCTGTGGCCGGATAAGGATGGGGACAACCCTTATATTATTACCGGAAACTATATTCTCCTTGCCCGGGTGACGGAGGACTTGCTGCCCTATCTGCAGGTCATGGAGCGGGAGCTGGCAAAGATGACCTATGTGCCGCTGCAGGTGTCTGTCCCCGCAACGCTGGAGATTCGCGCAGGACATACTGTGACAGTGCTGGATAAGAACGGCAAGGAGCTGCGCGGCTTGGTGATGACCAAGACCACGTCCGGTCAACGGGATACGCTGAAGTGCACGGGCAGTTACCGCCGGGACAGTGCCGATGCGGCAAACAACAAGACCATGGACCAGATTGCCCAGGAAAAGGCAGACGAAGCGGAGAAAAAAGCTACTAAGGCACTGTCGGAATATGCAGAAGCAGTATCCGGAGATATCGAAAAGCTTCAGCAGCAAATTGACGGGCAGATCCAGACGTGGTTTTATGATTACAAGCCTACTGCCGATAATTTCCCAGCATCCGAATGGTCCACAGAGGCGTTAAAAAATGAACACCTTGGAGACCTGTTTTACGTTGTGGACAATGATGAGCTTGGCGGTTTTGCTTACCGGTGGGCATTGGTCAACGGCATATATCAGTGGGTTATCGTTGAAGATGCTGCAGTTTCGCAAGCGCTGGCGCTTGCTTCTGAAGCAAAAGACACGGCAGATTCCAAGCGCAGAGTATTTGTATCCACCCCTTATCCGCCCTATGATGTGGGAGACCTCTGGACACAGGGCGGTACCGGCGGTCTGATGCGATGCCACACAGCAAAGGCATCCGGAAGCTATTTGGTTACGGATTGGGAGCCTGCAACAAACTACATTGATTCCCAGACAGCCGGGGGTATTGCCCAGGGAAAGGCGGATGCGGCTTTGTCGGATGCAAAGACTTACGCCGATAAAGCGGCAGCCAATGCTGTTAACGCGCAAACGCAGGCGGATATTTTCAACAGACTGACGGATAATGGCAAAATTCAAGGCATCTATGCCCAAAATGGAAAATGGTATATCAATGCGGAACTGGCGCAGATTGTAAACCTGGTTGCAGAGGTACTTAGATCCACAAGTGGAAACTCCACACTTTCTATTAGCGGCGCAGAGCTTACAATGCAGTATGGCGGACGGGAAACGGTAAACATCAACAATGAACACGGAAACTCTGCAACCATTGGGCTTACGACATATTCTGCTGGCGGCGCACTGGAAAGTGCGGCCTTTCTTAACTCAAGACAGTTTGAGCTTGGCGGTCCCGGCATAGGCGACAGGCTGTACATTGGTGTGGATGCCGACACAAGAAGTCCGTACATGATATTCCCCGGCCCACAAGAACCGATTAGAACATTATTTTGGCAGTACAGCGAAGAACTTGGCTGCGAAGTACTTTGTGGAAGTTATTAAGGAGGTTTTATGGTTATAACCCATAATTTTACAATGGCACTGAACCGGCGTGGGGTGACCCCTGTGGTGGATGCTGTGCAAGGTGACAGCTTGACAAGAAAAGTGGCAGTCACGCTTAAAGAGGATGGCGGGGCAGCGTGGCCGGTACCTGACGGTGTAACGGCAGCGGTGGCGTTCCGAAAACCGGACGGGCATAAGGGCCTGTACGATAAGCTTCCGGATGGAAGCAATGCGGTGGCGGTTTCTGACAATACAGTTACCGCAGTTTTGGCGCCGGAAGTGCTGTCCTGCGCCGGTGAGGTGTGGGCAGCAATTGTCCTGCACGACAAAAACTTAAAGCAGCTGGCAACATTCCCGGTGTGTATCCGGGTAGCTGCAAATCCGGCATACGGCGTGACAGCTTCCAATGACTATTACAACTACAGCACCATGGAAGAAGTAAATGCCGCAATTGACGAAGTGTTTGCGGCAATCCGTGAAGCAGAGGAAAATTGTGCTCCGGCTATTGTATGCGAAGAAAGCGGAAGGATTATTACTTTGAATGATTCCAGCAACCGGCTGCTAAAGGGCCTTACCCTGTACGGAAAAACCACCCAGAACGGCACACCAACGCCAGAGAATCCTGTGGAGCTGGTAACAGCTGGCGCAAGTGGCAGCATCGGTGTGGCTGTATGCGGTAAGAATCTGTATGGATTTGACGAATTAACAGTTAGTGGATACAAAAATATAGCGTTGCCGTTTACGCTTCC